ATTAGGATTCGGTGTTGATAAAGGTATGTTGAAAGCTGTTTATCAAAGAGGTGTAGGAGCATTCAATGTATCACATTCACCAAAAGTCAAGTCTGCTGAACAATGGGCATTAGCAAGAGTAAATGCATTTTTGTATATTGTTAAAAATGGTAGACCTGAAAATCCTAAATATGATGGTGATAATGACTTATTACCAAAAAAACATAAAAAAAGAGTAGGTTAAAATTATTTATTCGAAATATTCGAAATACAAAATTAAAAAATTTTATGGCAGACTTAGGTCAAAACACAGTTACAAATAGACAAGCAGTTATTGATTTAATTGATGAGTCGAGTGGAGGTGGAGGTGCACCAACTTTAGCACAAGTTTTAGCAGCAGGTAATGTATTAGGAGATTTACTTAGTAATGAAATTTATTCAAATGATGAGCTAAAGTATATCAATATTAATGATTCAAATATTGTTTCTCTTTCGAGTAATGGAACTAATTATACTTCTTTAGAACAAATTACACCTGGTTCAATCACTCACAACAGTGTTGATTCTGATGCTGGTCAAAACACATCAATTTATCAAGCAACAGATTTAGCAGGTATAGTATCTGTATTAAATGCTGATTTAGCTAATATCACCAGAAACAGAATTTCCGTTAATAATGCAGAATGTGCTCTATTACACGAAAATGAAGGTAGTTCTATAAGTAACAAGTTCAGTGTTGATATATTAGGTTTCAAATTGGCAGCATTATCTGCTTATGATGATGATGATGCGGCTATATTGGCTGGTTTGACAGCAGGATATATTTATCAAACAACAGGTTCAGGAACTATACCTTATGCTGGTGTTATTTGTGTAGTTCAATAAAAAATAAAATTTACTAAAATGGAAAAACTAATATGTAGATTATTCAAATCAGGACTTATAACAACAATTATAGGAACATTAATTATACTAATTTCAGTGTTTATGATTTATTACAAACATCCTATCACAGAAGTATCAGGATGGTTAGCATTAGCATTAACATTTTTAAGATCTAAAGATACATTAATAGGTTTAAAAAGTGGTGAATAATAAGTAGTATATGTATATACTCCATTATATTGTCATTCACTTTAACAATCATACAAAATTATATTTCAAATAAAATGGAAAACAACACGACATTCTCAAACAGAGAGAGCTTACAATCAAGAATAGTAGATCTACCACTTAATGATACATTCTCTAATAAAGTTTCATTAGAATCAATTCTTGAAGGTTTAGGACCTAATGATACATTCTCTAATGATTTAGCGATGAAGAATTCTTTACCTTCGATTATAAAAGATAAAGTAGGCTCTGATGTAGATTTTATGAATAGTCCTATAAGAGACGGAAATAAAAAATAAAAATTAAAACAATGGGAGATTTTCAACAAAATACAATAACAAACAGACAGGCTGTTTTAGATTACATTGATGCTAACTCAGGTGGAGGTGGAGGTTCACAAGATTTAGAATCTGTCTTAACACAAGGTGCTTCGACTGGTGGTATTGCAATTATTTCACCTGATACATTAACTGAATTGACTTGTCTTGATACACAAGCAGGACTACAATGTACTGATGGTATTAGTTTGAATAATGGTGTATTAGTTCAATCAAATGAAATTGAATACTTCGCTCAGGATTTTTCTACTAGTGATGAGACAAGGATTACACAAGAAGCCACAAATATAAGTTTACTAAATACTTCTTCTAATGGAAATACAGTAAACCAAGTCGCTATTTCACAAACTTCAATATCGTCTGTTTTTGCAACACCTGATGTTTCAAATACTATATCAGTTAGCGAAAATTCTGTCAATGTACAATATAATGATGTTACTAATGATATATTTGCAAGTATGTTTGGTAATAATTCATATGTTGAATTAAATTATATTAATAATACAACAGGTTATCAAAATAGATTACAAATATTGCAAGATGAAATAAAATTAGTTTATGATAATCAAGGAGGTGCTTTGGATTATGAATTTAGAATTTCTGACGGTGGATTTTATCTAAAAAATGTACCAGCATATGCTGATGACGCAGCAGCATCAGCATTACCTGCAGGTACTATATTTCAAACAGATGGTACTGGCGCCGCTCCATTAAATGTAGCAGGTTTATTAATGATTAAACAATAAAAAAAAACAATAAATAAAAAAAGTTCTAATGCAAATTTAGAAAATAATAATATTTACATATTATATAAAAACAAATCTTAACTAAGATGGAGAATAAACAAAAATTGATTGAAAAAATCAAGAACCAACTAAAGTCGCTAATTGGACTTGGTGATAAAGAAGTAAAGTTGGCTCAAGTTAAAGCCGGTGAATTAATTATTACATCTCCTGATGAAGAATTGACTATTGGATCTGAAGTAAGCATTTTAGATAATGAAGGTGTAGGAATGCCTATATCCGATGGTAAATATGTTCTTGACTCAGGTGTTGAAATAGTGGTTGAAGCTGGTAAAGTCAAAGAGATGATGAAGGCAGATGAAAAAGAATCTGAATCAGAAGTAGAAGTTACGATTGAAAGTGGTTCTAAAGAAGAAATGAAGGAAATGGGTAAAATGAAAGATGAAAAGGAAATGGGTAAAATGAAAGATGAAAAAGAAATGGGCTATGGCTATGATAAGAAAATGGCTGTAGAGATGGAAGAAAGAGTAGCTAAACTTGAAGAGAAGTGTATGGCTCTTATGGAAAAAATGAATATGATAGTTGGAGACGCGGAAATGATGAAGAAAGAAATGTCTGCGTTTGCAAACTCACCTGCAACTGAACCAATCACGACAAAATCTGTTGAGTTCAGAAGTGTTGAAGAGAAGAAGTCTGATTTAGGTATGCCAGACATACAAACAATCAGAGAGAAAGCTCGTAAAAACAATCGTTAATAGTTTAAAAAAACTACAAAAAAAATTAACTTTAAAACAATGTCAACATTAAATTTAGCAAATCTTACCCAGTATACTGATCAGTTATCGGGTATCTTGTTGAAAGAAGCGGTTTTAGTTGGAAACACTTTTGATTACATTTCTATTCAGACAGGTGTTAAGTTCGCTGACTCAATCAATCTTTTAACAAACAATTTAGTAGCAAGAGCTGGTGGTTGTGGTGCAATTTCACCAACAGGTTCAACTACTCTTACACAAAGAAACATCACAGTATGTCCTATCAAAGTTGAAGAATCAATTTGCGTAGATCAGTTCGAGCAATATTGGATTGGACAACTTGCGAAAGAAGGTTCATACAATGAATTCGCACCAGAAGTATTCAATCAAGTATACTTAGCGAATAAAGTAGAAAAAGTAGGACAATTTGTAGAAGACATCTTCTGGAGAGGTTCAACTTTAGGTACTTTCGGTTCAGGTAATCTATTACTTTGTGATGGTATCCTTCACATCTTAGAGAACACTTCTGCAACATCTTCAATCATCTCTACTACTTTCTCAGGTGCTCTTACAACTGCTAACGCACTTACAATCGTAGATGATATGATTTCTTTAATTCCTAATGATGTATTAGGCGAAAGTGATTTAACTCTATTTATGTCTCACTCTAACTTCAGAGTCCTAATGAACGCTCTAAGAAACAACAATTACTTCACACAGTATGATGGTGTAGCAGGACATACTTACGTTCTTGATAACTATACTAACACTAATGTGAGAGTTGTTGCCACAAGAGGTTTAGTTGGTAGAAATGAAATGGTTCTTACACCTAGTTCTAATCTATTCTTCGGTACAGATAGTTTTGGTGAAGCAAGAAATGGTGATAATTTCCAGTTCTGGTATGACATTCGTGATAATATCACTTACTTCAGAGCTAAGTTCAAAGTCGGAGCACAGATTGCATTTCCACAATACATAGTATTCAAAGCATCTTAGAATATCTCTTAACATATGATGGGGCTCATTTCGGTGAGCCCTAATCAAGAAAAAAAATAACTCAAAAAAAATGGCTTGTATTTTAAACGAAGGTTACACGCTCGGTTGTAGAGATAATATCGGTGGTATTCAAGAAGTTTATATAGGTACTTGGAATGGTTCAGACTTAACTTATACCTTAGGTACGAACAGTGTAATCACTGCATTTGGTGGTACATTCTCAGGATTCTATACATTCGAACAAGAAATTGAAACCGGTTCTTTCACAGAGGCAGGTGTATATTCAACAGAAAATGGCACTGCTTTTTACGAGCAGACGCTTGAAATAACTTTACAAAAACTTGACGCTGTTATCAGAAATCAAGTTCTGATTTTAGGCCAGGGAAAGTGGAG